TCAGGCGACGCGGCTGTCCGGCAATCCGCGATAGGCGGCGATCACTTCCTCGCGTGACATCATTACATGCTCGGGAGCGGCTTTGTCGTAGCGGCGGAGGATCTCGGCGAGGGTGAGTTGTCCGGGCAATACGTGACTGCCGCGCCCGGTCGGGATTGTGGTAAGGACGGTGTTGGCCATGATCGACTCCTGTTTCGTCGGTTGAGGTCAGGTCGGCGGAAGCGTTCGAGCGCTCTCGTCGACCGCTTCACCTTAGCCGAATCGATCACCCCTGTAATGTTGATGCGCTGACACGTTGCGTGTTGACACGATGAGGACGGATTGGCTCAGCCGCCGGTTGCGGCTGCCTTGACCTCTCGTGCCCTATCGCGCACGATCACGGGAAATTGGGAGGACAGCCGTTGCCGATTAGCCGAATGGAATATCAGATCAAACTCCTCTCTTATTCGTTGCTGGACCGTGCCATGCAATTCCCAGAAGAGGTCGATGAGAAAGTCGCCGAATATGCGTTGGAGATCTTCATCCGTGTGCCTGGTCTCAGGCATGAACATGATGAAGCACAGAAGCTGCGCAGCGCCTTGCAGCGCCTTGGCGAAGTTCCGGACACCGACCGTGACGGCAAAGCGCGAATCGGTCGCGAAGCATGGGACGTTTTCGAGTCTCTCGATATGACTTTTGACCACAATCGTCCGTACGAACATTATTCAGACCTCAAACCGGCCTTCGTTCTTTTCGAGGAAGAGAACCGCGTCTAGACCATGGGAGAAGGCGTTGGAGAATGATCCTTGGACGAGCCGGGAGATCCTCGGACTCATTGTTGCAACGGGCGTTTTTTCGTCGTTTGCGACCTTTGTCTTCTCCGGATTTGCCGACGCGGTGAAGGACAGGCTGCGTCGAACTCGTGCAGCCCGATACGCCGGCATTCGTTGCGCCGTCATTCTTGAAAAATACGCGGTCGATTGCTGGGATACCCTTATGATGAGCGAGGGTGAATTTGATACAACTCGGGATATGTCCCCTCAGCCCTTGCCAAGTCCTCCCTCTTTTCCAGAGGACATTGATTGGAGCACCCTAGATCCGTCACTTGCGGTTGAAGTACTCAGCTTCACGAACGGCTCAAGCATTGCTCAATCACACGTCGAATATGCACGCATGTGGGAAAACAACCCGTTCGAATTTCAAGGTGCCGCCAGAGATCGAGGTTTGCGGGCACTGACGTTGGCTGGCCGGCTTCGTAAGCGCTATGAGCTAGACCCGTCAAACGAACTCGATCGACTTTGGAAGGACTTTAAAGGGAAAAAGTGATACGCGCCTCAGGTTGTTTCCGCCAGAAAGGCATCGGACATGAAAGCGATCACTGCAGTCTTGATGTCGCTGATGATCAAACGCGGGTTACTCCGCAACCCGGGTTATTCCGCCGCGTCCCTGAACTCCGCAACCTCCTCGCAGATGAACGCGCTGGTGGCCTTCTCCTTCTTCTTGAGATGGTTGGCGCGGGCTCGGTGCTGAGTACTGCAGAAGCGATTGAATGTCGTCGCGGGTTGGAAAAGCTCGCCGCATAGATCGCATGGCCGCTTCGGCAGGCTGGCCCGGTCATGATCTCGGATACACTGGATAGAGCACAATTTGCTTTTGATTGATCGGCCACGGAACCGCTTGCCGCATGCGAGACAATTGCGCTCCGGTACGGCGTCGGTTCGGACACGCCCGGCGCAAGCGTGGGAGCATGTCACAGTCTGAAGTGTGGCCGGCTTGAAGCTCGTGCCGCACCAGGCGCAAGCCCTTTCGGGGATCTTCTCCTTCGACGCGGCATAGAAGGCAGCAGAGCGCGCCATCGAGACCGCGAACTGATAAATCTCGGGCCTGTGGTTCCGGGTGACGCGGGCGCATTCATCGCAGCAGAAGCGCCAGCCGTTTGTCATCGCTTCTTCGTCCAGCGGGCCACGACAGCCCAGGCAATATTCATGGCCTGCGGAATACTCCCGCTGCCCCTGCAGCCAGGTCGGACGGACGGCGCCAAGCAGACGGAAGCTTTCGGCGATTAGTGCCGCGGCTTCATCATCGGCCGCCTGCCAGCCGTGGCCCTCCATTACGAGCGCCGTCCTGAAGCCGGTCCTGGTCGCGCCCTCGTGTTCGAACGGGGATAGACGCCAGTTCCGAAGCAAATCCATCACACGCCGAATCATCTCTTTTCGGGCATCACCTCGATAGATCCGCTGAGGCGCTTCCCCCTTCCGCCTTGAACCCGCAAGGGTGATGCGTTTCCTGGCCATGTCAGAAGCTCCAGAATTCGGGATTGTCGGCAACCGGCTTGTCGTAGAAGGTGCCGGCGAGATCGCCCATTGATGCGCGCTGGATAGCCATGAGCGCCGCGGACGCCCCGTCGATCCGATCTCGGCTCTTGGCCTTGGAAAACAGCCGGTTGCCGTTCCGGTCCGGTGGGGTCATCGCGATGTTTTCGAAATTCCAGCGGAGCACCGGGTTTCCGCCGTGCTGCATGCGACCCTCGAGCAAGACCTCGGTAAGGGTATCGATCGCGGGAACCAGCATTCGCCAGGACTGATCGAACTTGAAGACGGGCAGCCGGTCCTCGGCAAGCTCGTGCATGATGTCGAGCGCCCGGTTCGGGTCGAAGTTGATTTCCTGCACGTCGAAGCGTTCGGCAAGTTCGCGGATATGCTGAGCGACCACCTTGTGATTGATCACCGGGCCCGGCGTCGGGATCATGAAACCGGCTTCCGCCCAGGAGAGATAGTCGACCTTGTCGCGTTCCGCCTTCGCCCTCAGGTTTTCCTCGGGCGTAAAGAACCAGGCCAGCACCTTGAAGCTGACACCGTCGCGGAACGCCGCCACGATGGCGCACAGATCGTGCCTCAGCGCCATGTCGACACCTATCCAGCAAGCCTGCCCGTCCAATGCATCGGCATAGATCGGAGCCTTGCCCCGGTCGTAGACCTCCAATTCGATGAATGGGGCGTGGCTGTGTTCCTGCCATTGGTTGAGGTTGTATTGGCAGAACTCGCGACGTTGCGCCGGTAGCGCCTCGGCTTCCTTGGCAAGCTGCCTCAGCCCTGCGAGATCCGGGAAGCCCTCGGCAAGCCCAGGATTGACGTAGTGCCAGAGCTTTTCAGATCGCCAGTTTGCACCGGGCAGCGTCTCAAACAGGACCGGAAGGAAGCCCTCGTCGTCGATCTCGCCGGCGTCGACCTTGCGGGCGTAATCGAGCATCTGCGCAGCGAGGTTTTCAGATCCGGCGCCGGCCTGAGTGATGACGATCAGAAGGGAACCCGGCACTTTGACAAGACCGGTGCGCAGCGCCGCCCAGAGTTCGCGCTTCGGCCACGCGATCAGCTCATCTGCAATCACGAAATTCGGCGTCTTGCCAAGCTGGCCACCACCATCGGAAGAGATCGCGCGGAAGACGGAACGGGTTTTGGGGTGAGACAGATGGAAAGTCGACGACAACGGCTTGGCATGCGGCCTCAGCCATGGAGTCGCCTCGACGATACCGGCGGCCTCCTCATAGGCGATGGTGGCCTGATCCTCGCTTGACGCAGCAGCGAGCGCCTGTCCGCCGTGAACGCGCTGATATCCGAAGGTATGATTGAGCGCCATCGCCGCGGACATGGTCGTTTTCCGGGCGCCGCGTGGCAACAGCATGAAAGCGGTCTTCACCTTCCTGTTGCCGTGCTGATCGGTCGGGCCATAGATACGACGAATGATCCGCTCCCAGAAGAACGGAAGCTGAAAAGCCTTGTCGGGAAGCGGGCTCTTCGGATGCTTCAGCGCCGTGATGAAGTCGATTGCTTTTTGACCATGGCCGAAGTCGTCGGGGATTTCGGAGCCGTCAAAGATCCAGGCCGGGCGGCGCGCTTGCATCGGCGTTCCCTCCGTTGTCTCGGAAGCCCTTGCGGTTGCGCGCGGCCGGTGTGAGCCCAAGCTCGGATTCGTACCGAAGGCACAAGGTGAGATAATTTGTAAGCGCGATATGGGCCGGGTGCTTTTTGATGGCGCCGGTCTTCTCGTTCACCAGGAACGGTTCCGCCTTATCGGCGAGCGGGCGAAACTTCACCACCATCGCGCGGCACGTCGCGTACATTTCGATCGTGGGAAGGTCGGACTTCGCCAGGGCGCTCCGGTCGATCAGCTCGCCGCATGTCCGATTCCATTCGGCGCGGGCGGTCGGATTGAGCCCGGCCGGTGCAGGCGGGATCTTGGACAGGCCGCCTTCAATGGCGCGAAGCTGGGGTTTGCGTCCGGCTGCCATCACGCGCCACCCGGGTCTGTCGCTTCGGCTTTGATCTCCAGCCCGTCGCGGTTGCCGATCTCCTTCAGCCCCTTGATGTCATAGGTGACGCCCTGACAGGTGACACGATCAATCGCGGTGATGTCGGACATGAACCGAGTCGTGAAGGTCACAATCCGCCGCGCATAGGCCTGATCGGCTGCGAACTCTTCATCGGCGGACTCATATCGCATCGCTGCCCAGGTCGTGCGGAGGTCGGTCCACACAAATTCATCATTCCACGGACCTGAGACCAGCGTGTATCGCTCGATGGTCAGCCTCCGGTTGAGGGTTGCGGGATCGATCGTCATGCCAGGTTCCACGAAACATTGAAGTCGATAATCGAGCGGTGAACATTGGCGCTGTCCTGATAATCGCTGGTGCTCATCGCAACCCGGCAAAGCTGCACATAGGCGTCGCCGACCTCGCCGACATAGCCCTGAAGGGCAGCATGCACGGCCGCGCCAAGCTCGCCTGCCTCGCGGGCTGTTTTGCCCCTGCACCAGACGCGGACTCGGTCCTCGACAAGCCCTGAGGGGCCGCTATGGGTGAAGTCCTCCAGCCCTGAGACCAGCAACAGCACCACGTTCGGCATTGCGTCTTCCTGAGGCGCGGCATTGGTATGCACGCCCCCGGTGCGCTTTGCAGTGACACCAGCGTCGGCAAGCAACAGGGTTCGGAGAATGACGAGCGCTTTCATCGGCCAGCCTTCCTTGCCAGGCGCGCGGCCTGTTTCTCGACGGCCGGGCCGATCTTTTGGCCGAAGCGTTTGATTGCCTCGTTCCCGTGCTCCTCATAGGCCGGAGTCAGGAACGGCTGGGGATCGGTGCCGGGATGCTGAGTGCCGGCGAACCGGCCCGCGTTGACGTGCGGTTCCGTGCCGAACTCGAGCAAGTGCAAGAGCCGGTAATCGGGGTTCTTCGGATCGCCGCCGACCTCGTGAGTCGGTTGCGTCTTCGGGGCCTTCCTGTCCTTCCTCAAGACGAGCGCTTTCTTCGCGCTCTCATGCGGCGTGTTCGCCTTGGCGCCCTTCAGGATCGGTTGCAGGGCAAAGCGGGACGCCTCGTCAACCGGGCGCCCATAGAGCTTCGCCATCTGCCGGAAGGCCGATGAAACACGCTTCGCGCCGAAGACTCCCGCCTTGCGCGCCATCATGCCCACTCCCGCCTGAAGTTCATGCAGGCGCGGCGGGCGTTCGCGGGAAGCTCCATCGTGCTTGTAGTCGCCACGTTGCCGCCGAACCGGAACCAGTCCGCAACGGTCTGCATGACAGCCATCCGAAGCTGAGGCGGGATTTCCGCGACGGCCGCCCCGTAACCGGCATCGAATGTCACGGTGATTGAGCCCGGATAATCGCGGGCCTTCGGGAACTCTGCACCATGCGCCGCGAACAGTGCCGGTGTTTCGAGCCGGTTGATCAGGCTGTAGGAGCTTGGCGCAAGCGTCTGTTCCGCTCCCGCAACGTCGATATAGGTCACGCTCGCCACTGAAATAACGGGTGATGCCGGGATGATCAGCGCCGTGCCGAACGCATCCGTGGTCAGTTTCATGGTGCGGGTGAACAGGCACCGGCCCGACGCGCTCTCGATTCGACCGATTGCCGCCTCAAGGTAAGCTTCGACCAGGTCACCATAGGCCGTCTCTTCATCGCCGGGTTCGACCTTCACGTGATCAAGCACCAGGGCAAGAAAGTCAGGGTCGATCACTGGTGCTACGGTTGTTTCGATCATTCCAGCACCTCAAAATTAGCGGCTCGATTGAAGATTTTCGCGGAGTCAGGAGCCCCATCCGGTCCTGTGGCAACGGCCGAAAGTCGGCGACCACCCCCCGGTGCCGGAAAAGTATTCCCCTCGGGAATAGTTTCTCGGCGCTCGCGATCGGCTTGGATGGCGTTGCAGCGAACGCATCCGGGTTGCCAGTTGCCGCGCACCATCTTGAGGTCAGGCCGCTGGCGAATGGATATCCGGTGCATGACGACCGTTGCGGGCGCACCACATGCACAGCGCTGATTGCCGGGCTCCTTCAGGAACGCGGCGGCTGCCTTCTGCCAGGCTGTGTCATAGCCGCGCTTGCGAGCGCTGGGGCGTTCCTTGTCCGCCTCAGCCCTTCGGGCCTTCTGACAGGCGCACTGCTGGTCAGCGGCGACACGGTAGCCACATGGGCAGATGCGAGGGATGCGAGCCATATCAGCGGCTCCTCGAATGAATGGTCGCGACTGGAGTCCATCCAGCCGCGACCGCATGACCAAGCACAGCTTCGCGCCGGCAAAGAAGCTTGGTCATGATCTGCATCACGCCACCGGTGCGTCGTGCGGATGGCCCTTCACGATGACAGCGCCGGCCGCAATGGACGTGCCGCCGTTCTTCGTGATCACGGTCCGGAGATACCGCTTCGTGCCGATATAGCCCTGCCGGTAGACGCTTGCCGCCTCAAGCGTGGCCGGCAGCGTTCCGACCAGGTGAGCCGCCGCAACATCGGCGAAGTCGCCGCCGGTCGTGGTGTCGCTTTCCTGAAGCTTGGCCGTGAAGTCACCAGCCGACACGATGGCGCCGGTGTTGAGGATCAGGGCCGCGCTTTCGAACCCGAGAAGGTCGATCGCGGCGCTGGTGTCTGTTGCCGAGAGCACGGCAGGCGCGACGGCCTGCACAGCTCCGATGTTGTTTGCGAGATCGCGCATGTGCTTTTCCTTTCCCGGCCTGTCTTACGACGCGGCCATCTTGAGCTTGCGGAACCGGGCAGCCTGAAGCACGCGGCCACCGACACGGCGGGTTGCGTGAATGCGGGTCAGGCCCTTGGTTGCGAGCAAGTACGGGTTGACGAGGATCGACATCGCCAGCCGATCGACAATGCGATAGGCGGAGAAGTCGCCGAACAGGATCGGGAACGTGCCCGACGCGATGTCCGGCATGTCGACGGCTTCGATCACCGGGCGGCCAAGGATGGTCTCAGGCTGACCAGCTTGGAAACTCGGCTGCCACAGATAGTTGCCATTGCCGTCCTTCAGCTTCCGGACGGTGGCGAGCGTGGTGCCGTTCATCATCCATGAGCCGGCATTCCGGTACATGGCCGGCTGTGCATACATCAGCGTGATGAGCGGATCGGCCGCCAGGACAGTGGCATGACCATTGATCGTGTTGCTGATGTCCGCATTGGTCATCAGACCTTCCGGCTGCTTGACGCCATCGCCATTGACGAACGCCGTCGATTCCTTCTTTCCGAAGTCCTCGGCAAGCGCCAGGCGCACTTCCTGCTCCGCGGTGCCGCCGCTGTCGGACAGAAGCTCGTTCGAGATGTCGACGAACGTCATCAGCTTCCGGGCCGGAACTTCCACCTGACCAAAAGTGACGGTCGATTCTTCGCTGTCCTCGGCTTCGCCTTCCCATTGAGCGTTCGTGCCGGCGGTGCGCTTCGGATACTTCACCGAAGGTGCTGCGATGTTGCGCACCGAAGCCACCGAACGCACGGGCGAATACTCGACCAGGTCGCGGATGAACTCGGTCGACATTTCTGCCGGCGCAAGATAGCCGCCCTGTTCGTCATTCGAGACGGTGAGCGCCTTCAGTTCCTCGGTCGGTGCCTGCTGGCCGTGGCGAAGGTAAGTGCCAAACGCCTTCTTCTCGGCCTTGGCCTCCTCGGTCGGATCGTCGGCATTGCCGGAACCAGCCGGGCGGTTGGCCTTCGTCTCAACTGCCTTCAGCCGGTCCTCGAGCTTGGTCAGGTCCGGCGCGGCGGCCTTCTCCTCGACCTTCTTCAGCCGCTCGTCGACCGACTTGGTCAGGTCGTCCAGCGCCTTGGTGACGAGGTTGACCGGATCTTCGTCATCGCCCTTTCGGTCGATAGCCACGCTTCCGCGCAGCGCTTCTTTGGTGAGATGTTTCATCTCAATTCCTTTCGATATGCGCGGTTGCGCGGTTGATGGCAGCGGCGATGTTGAGCGCCAGGACTGCCGACTTGGCGGAAGTTACCTTCGCGCCGGCATGCATGGGGATCGTCACAAGGGACGCCTCAAGCAATTCGAGTGATTTGATGGTGCGGCCACCGCCTGAGCGGGCACTGGCCTTTTTGGTGATGAAGCCGATCGACAGGCCGCGCACCGCGCCGGATTTGACCAGCGCATTGACTTCGCGGGCGCGGGCAACGTCTTCGATCAACAGCTTTCCGGTGATGTGAAACCCGTCTGCCTTCTCTTCGGCCGTGTCCCAGGTTCCAACCGGATCATTCATGTCATGACCGAACAGCATCGGCAGCGGGAACTTCGCGCCCTTGAATGCGCCCGGTTCGATCCAGTCGCCGATGCGATCCGGCTCGCCAAATTTCCAGGCGATTCCTGAGACGGAACCGGCGTCACTCGCCACAATCTTTGTTTCGATGAAGAGGCGTTCCATCACGCGGCCTCCGCTGGCGCTGGTGCGCGATCAGGGTTGATGTTTGGGTTCTTGTAATCGTCGAGCCGATCAGCCGGCCGCGGGGCCATGACCAACCAATCGCGGGCTTCATCTGCCGAAAGAACCTCGGAAGCGCGAAGGCTGTTGATCGCGGTCGCGCGGGCCACCAGGTCGGCCCGGGTGAGATCGTCGCGATCGATGACAACGCGGTACGTCTTCCGCTCGCCAGCCGGGATCAAGGCGCGGGTCAGTGCTGCCTCAGTGACGCGAATCCAGGCTTCAAGCGTCTCGACCATGTAGGACCGGGCGGCGGTCTCATAGTTCGACCAGGTCGCCCTGTCGTGATTGAACAGCATCGAAGGCGGAACGCCGAAGGCCCGGCCGATCTCGACCACCTGCTCTTTCTTCAGCTCGAGGAATTGAGCGTCGGTCGACTTGAACTCGGCAGCATGGAACTTGCCGCCGGCGTAGAGGATTGCGGTCTTGCCGCTGTTTTCGGATGAACCGTGCGCTTCTTCCCAACTCTTTTTCATGCGGATGAAGGCGTCTTCGTCCAGAAATTCGGGGAACTCAATCCAGCCGCCCGGCCGGGCCGCGTTCTTGAACAGCTTGCCCGCGCGTTCGGCCATGAGGTGCGCAACGCCGATGCTTTCGCGTGCCAGGCTGAGCGGGCTTCGCGAGAACGGGCCGCGGATATGAACGATTTCATCGGCGGGCAGCGGGCGCGTGCCAAGCTGATATCTCGGTTCCCCGGTGTCGGTATCGAATTGGACCGTGAGCGACCGATAGGCGACGATTTCCCGAAGCTCGCCGTCGGGCTTGTTGAGCCACTGCACGCCGCCGAAATCATGAGTGAGCGCCGAAGAGACCAGATCGCGGACGCCTTCGAAAGGCGAGGTCCAGTCGTTCCAATGGCTGGTCAGGAAGCGGCTTGCGGGATGGTCGGGCGCGTCGATCTGTTGCAATCCATCGATCCGCACCACGCGGCGATCAAGAGCGGCGACTCCTTCACTGATCAGACGGATTGCAAGCTGCACGGATGGCACCTGCAGCGCCTCGGTCGCGGAGACCGCGAAGGATCCGCCAAGGGTGCCGCCGGTGAACAGCCTCAGCTCCTCCTCGGTCGGGTTCGCCAGGCTCTTCCGATCCGGTGCGCTGAAAACCTGTCGCAGTCTGGCGAACAATGGCATTTCTCCGATGTTTAGGACTATAATCCTTATAGGAATTTCATCCTCATATCAACAATTGTGAACGAACATGATAATATCGTTCTCAATTGTTGAACGTATGGCGAAAAGCGAAAGGATTTCAACATGGTAGCTACAGTTGGATCGATTAGGGTCGCGCTTGACGCCGATCTGAGAGCTTACGAGGCAAGCCTCAGGCGCGGTGAAAAGGTCACGAATGAGACCACCGGACGCATGGGCAAGGGCGTTCTTGCTCTTCAGCGGCGGTTTGCGGGGCTGGGAACTGGCATAGGTGCGGCGGCCTTCGCTGGCCTTGCAGCGGGCGCTGTGGCATCGGTTGGGTCTATTCTTTCGATGAACGCGGCGCTGAACAAGGCACGTGATGCTGTCGCTGATTTTGACAAGATCGCGAAGAGCGCGAAGGCCACCGGCCTCGGTTCCGATTTTTATCAGGAAATGGCCTACGGGGCCGATCTGGCCGGCGTCGGCGTCGACGAATTAAACGCCAGCCTGATCGCCTTCATTCGCAATTCCGGCCTTGCAGCGGTCGGCCAGGGCGAACTTGCCGGAAAATTAAAACAGCTAAACCCCGAACTGCTCAAGCAACTGCAAAGCGCGAAAACCCAGGAAGAGCGCTTCCGCCTCGTCGCGGACGCGGTGAAGGCTGCAACATCGGAAACCGAAAAGGCCGCGATTGCATCGGCAGCATTCGGTCGCAACGGCGCGCGAATGGTCGAGCTTTTGAAAGATGGCTCGGCGGGTTTCGACAGGACAGCAGCGGCGGCGCAGAAGCTCGGCATTGTCATCGATCGCGAGCTTCTGGTGCGGGCGGAAGAGATGAACGATCAGCTATCGACAGCTAGCCGGGTCATGGATTTGGAACTGAAGAAGGCGCTGATCGATCTGGCGCCGTTTCTTGTTTCCACGGCGCGGCTTGCTGCGGGGCTTGCATCTGAATTCGCAAAAGTCGTGGATTCGATGCGCAATATCGAAAACCAGTCAACGCGCGGGCTCAACAATCAGCTTGCGGAGCTTGGCCTTGAACGGCTCGAGATCGAACGGAAGATCCTTGAAGCCCAGGATGCGCAGCGCGGGAACACGTCCGTTCTGGCCGGTGCCGAGGCAAAGCTTGATACCGGCGTTCTGGCGCTCAAGGCCCGTGCCGAGGAAATCGCCAAGACGGAAGCCGAGATCCTTGCCATCCTCAGTTCCCGCGATACAGGGGCAGGGACGCTGCCACCGGCCACGACGCCCGTAACGGGGGGCACCGGGGGCACGGCGAGCAAGAGCCGCAACAAGGCTGCCGAGGCCGCTCTGAGGGAAGCCCAGGCCGTCAAGGATCTGATCGCCGATCTCCAGACAGAACGCGCTGAAATCGGCATGACCGATATCGAGCGGGATAAATCGCGAGCTCTTCGACAGGCCGGAGCGGCGGCAACCGAGGATCAGAAACTTGCGATTGTCGATCTGATCCAGGCCATCCATGACGAGACCGAGGCGCAGCGCCAGGCCAGTGAAGCAGCGGAGTTCTTCAAGGACATAACTGCCGATGCCTTCGACAGCCTCGTTCCGAAGATCAAGACCGGCAACGACGCGCTCGACCAATTCGTCAACACCCTGATCAAGGCGGTTGCTCAAGCCGCGCTCCTCGGTAACGGACCGCTTGCCGGGCTCTTTGGCGGCGGCGGCGGCATCCTCAGCAGCTTGTTCGGTGGCGTTTCCCAGACGAGCTTGGCGCTCGGTAGCGTAGGCCTGTTCCATGATGGCGGTACAGTCGGCACCGGCGGCAGTGTGGTCCCGTTCCCAACTGGAGCGCCGTTCGCCGGGGTATTCCACCAAGGAGGCAACTTCGGCGGGCAGCGGGCAAAGCATGATGAGGTCATGGCGCTGGTGCAGAAGAAGGAAAACATCTTCACCGATAACCAAACCGATGGAATTATCGGCACCCTGAAATCCAACATGCCCAAAGATGGCGGCAGATCGTCCGATGTCGTGACCATCTTCCTGCAAGACGACAGCGGGCGCATGGCTTCAATTGCGGATCAGCAGATCAAAACGGCATCAGGTACTATCATTAATGTTGCTGTCCAGAAGTCCGAAGCGAAGTTCGCCAAGAACCAGAAGGCAGGGCTCGCCTGATGGCCGTTAGTACTCTGAGCGGGCTGGCGCCCTTCCCAGAGACGAGAGAGGCGGCATGGTGCCGCCTCAAATCATGAAAGGAAAGATCATGGCTATTTTCACTGGCATCATGGCAATCACCACTGCCCTTTTCGGGGCCGGCTTCAGCGCTGTGCCTATCAAAAAAGGGTCGAAGAAGCGGCGTCAGGCGTCACGGAAATAGGTTCGCCGATAAAATCCGGCCATCGCCGCAGGATCTTCATCGAAATGCCGTCGCGGGTGACCGTCGTCATCTGGCAGAAGCCCCCGACGGCATGGGCTTCAAGTCCTGGCGCATCGTGAGAACCGAACAGAAGTCGACGCTGATCTTCCATCAGACTGAGCCCGTCCGCTTCAACGTGTTCCGT